CCTTTATTCTCCTTTCAGGCTGCCGTGCAGCCTGAAGTTTAGAGTTACAATTTATTCGCCCATCAGTATCACAAGTTGCACAATGCGTAAGAGTCTTACGTTAAACTTTAGTAAGCGCAGACAAAAAAGCTTGACAAGTAAGATTCCGAGTAACTATACTGCGATTACGGAGGGGGAAGGGGGAGGAGCCTTCAGGCTTCTCTCCCTTCCAGCTAACTTGCCAGCTTGGTGATTCGCAAGCGTCACGCAAGTGACGCGCAGCTAAGCACCTGCTGGCTCGTAGCTCGTTACTGTAGCATGAAGCATGTAGCAAGTAGTACGTAGGTAGTAGGTAGTAGCGGCAGGGGGCGCTGGAGTACGTAGTAAGCTACCTTAGCTCGCTACATGGGCGCCGCGCTTCGAACCCGCCTACCTACCCCCCGAACCGAGTTCGTGGAGCCGCCGGCAGCCGAGTTGGTGAGAGTGGGAGGCGGCGACGCATCCCCCCTACCCCACCACACCACATGCTACTTGCTACTTACTACTAATGCTACTAATGCTACTATACTTCTTATGCCTCTGTAGCTCAAAGGTAGAGCAACTGACCTGTAATCAGTAGGCTGTAGGTTCGAATCCTACCAGTGGCTCTCAGCCAGTACTTCATGCTGGTCTGTTCCTCCGACATAGGGGTATAACCCCGACCTAATGGGTCCTTCGGTCATCTCCTTCCCATTGGCGCTCGCCTGTCTGTTTCGGCAGATAAAAGGCGAGCTATTTTTTATACCCGGGTAACGAAAAGAGGCGGTATATGGAAACACGCAGTAAGAGGAGGCCTGTTCTCCCTGATAATTTAATTAAAGCACCAGAGAAGCCTCCAGAGCCTCCAAGGGAGTACAGTTCCCGGGAGATGAAGGAAGTCCTTTATGAAGCCCAGATGCTCATAGAGGAACTCCAACGACGCCACAAGGAGCACAAGCTTAATTACTACAAGCCTCACCCCAAGCAGGAGATATTCCATAAGTGTGAAAAGAGGAACAGGTGGGCTTTAGGAGGCAACCGAACAGGAAAGACAGAAGTAGGTGCCGTAGAAGCTGTGTGGTATGCAAGGGGCAATCATCCTTACAAGAACATCAATAAGCCTACAGATGGTTGGGTTGTTTCACTGACGAACGAAGTTCAGCGTGACGTTGCCCAGAAGAAAGTGTTGTCTTATCTCGACCCGGCTTGGATAAAGGGGGTCAAGATGAGAGAAGGACGTGCTGACGATCCTGATAATGGCGTTATTGATTTCATACAAGTTGAGAGCATACACGGCGGTAACTCTATCATAGGCTTCAAGAGCTGCGATCAGGGCCGTGAGAGGTTTCAGGGCACTTCAAAGGACTGGATATGGTTTGATGAGGAGCCTCCCAAAGAGATATACGATGAGTGCGTGATGCGTACTCTGGACTGTGAAGGACATATCTGGGGAACCATGACTCCCTTGAAGGGCTTGACATGGGTCTATGATTCGATATACCTCAACGAGGCCGATGACCCCGAAGTCTGGTATATCGCCATGAGCTGGGAGGACAACCCCTACCTCAGCCAAGAAGAGATAAAGAGACTTACTTTCACCCTTTCTGATGAGGAACTTGAGGCTCGAAAACATGGTCGTTTCGTTGCTTTAAGCGGTCTTGTCTATAAAGAGTTCAAAGAAGAGATACATGTGATTGACCCATTTCCTGTTCCAAGGGAATGGCAGGACACGATCAGTATTGACCCCGGCATGGACGCTCCATTGAGCGCCCATTTTTATGCTGTCGATCACGATGGAAATGTCTACGTTGTTGGTGAACATTATAGGGCTGGTTGGAATATTCTTCAACACATGAGAGCTCTTGAACAGTTGGCTGTTGAACTCGACTGGAAGAGGGATATTCGAGGACATCTTTCGTGTATCATGGACGCTGCTGCGGATCAGCACTCCCTTCAGAACGAGAAGAGCGTAGCTGAGATATTCAGAGAGTGCGGCATGAACGTGAACACGAACGTCAACAAGAGTAAATGGGCAGGTATCCAGACAGTGAAGACCTATCTGGAGTGCCGGCCTCATTATGACGAAGAGAGATGGCCTCACGGGAAGCCCAAGTTGTTCATCTTCAAGACCTGTACGATGATGATTAAAGAGATCAAGGCGTACAGGTGGAAAGAGTTGCCCAATGGTGTAGGCAAAGAAGAGCCAATCAAGAAGAATGACCACGCGATGGACGATCTTCGGTACTATATCATGTCTAAACCGGAGGGCACACACCCCGTCAGCCAGTTTAAGAACGAGGTTCTTGAGCATAAAAAGAGGCTCGCCAAGAGACTACAGAAGACAAGGAGGTTCATGTGATAGACACTTTCGTTTCGATTCTTCTCTGCCTTCTTGTTCTCCTCGAAGGCGCTATCGTTTATCTGATCTGCCGCATGATAAGAGCGATCAATATCCATAATGAGGCAGTAAAATCAGAGGTTCCGTTTGAAAAAGGCGGGATTGATCTTAGTTTTTTTAACCGTCCACGGTCCAGAAGGGCGACTACGTTCACCCAGAAGTCTGAAAGGTGGATAAAGAACCACGAAAGATGGCCAGAGGGAGGTGAGATAATTGGCAAGTAGCCTTAAAAAGGCGCGAGAGAGGTTCCTTCGACTATCCCATGTCGATCCTGTTGAGGGTATTCAGGAGATTCTTCAGCCTGATGACATAAGACAACTTGTTTCGGACATCAAAACAGAGTTTGACAGGCGAAAAGAAGATCGAAGGCCCTTCGAACTTCAGTGGAGACTGAACCAGAACTTTATCGCCGGTAATCAATACTGCGATATTCTGCTTCAGACCGGCGAAGTTGTCGATTATCCCGCTTCCTTTGAGTGGGAAATGAGGACAGTTTACAACCAGATCGCGCCTATTGTTGAGACCCGGCTCTCCAAACTGAGCCGAATCCAGCCCGGTCTGGTTGTGAGACCTGTTACCAGCGATACAAAAGACATTCTCTCCGCGAAAATGTCAACCAAACTCCTCAAATGCGTCTATGCCGCCAACGATATGTTCTCTGTCCTGACCGAAGGGAACACTTGGATGGAGACATGCGGTGGTGTTTTCTATAAGACGAACTGGGATGTGAACGGTGGCCTGTGCGTGGGTGCTGATGAGGGTAAAGCTGTGTATGAGGGCGACATCGATCCTGTTGTCGTGCCTTATTACGAGCTGTTCCCGTCCACGAATTACGTCGATTCCCTTGAAGAGTGCGACAGTATCATCCACGCCAAGGTTTATACCGTGGATCAGATTCGTTTGAGGTGGGGAATCGATGTCGAAGGCAAGACCATGAACGCTTTCTCGATGGAAATGTCGGGCATGGTGTCCGGTGGCATCGGTTATAACCCCAGCATGATGCAAGTCAAGGACAATAACATCGATGACGCCGAACTGGTTCTCGAATACTACGAGAAACCGAACAAGGATTTCCCAGAAGGACGCCATGTTATCATTGTTGGCGATGTCTGCGTACACGTAGGCGTACTGCCGTACAAGGTTGGCAAGTTCTACCGCAGGGATTATCCCTTTGTTCATCAGCAATGCCTCAAAACCCCCGGTGTTCTGTGGGGTACGAGCGTTGTTGAGAGGTGTATTCCTGTTCAGCGTGACTATAACGCCGTCAGGAACCGCATCAATGAGTACATCGCCCGTATGACGATTGGTAATATGATCGTTGAACAGGGTTCGCTCGTTGATGATTCCATCCTTGAATCCGGTATTCCTCCGGGAACTATCGTTGAGTATAAGCCAGGTACTACGCCTCCCGCGTGGATGACCCCGCAGGAGATTCCCGCGACACTTCTGGCTCAGGTTGACCAGCTACAGCAGGAGTTTGTTCAGATTTCCGGTGTTTCCGAGATGTCCAGAACCTCCCAGTCTCCTGCGGCTATCTCCTCTGGTACTGCCCTTGAAATCCTGAAAGAGCAGGATGATACGCGACTGACTCTTACCGCCGAGAACGTGCGTGAAGCCGTCAGACAGCTCGGTATCCAATGGATTCGCTTGTATCGTCAATTCGCCAC